CGGGTCAACCATACCCCAATCGCACCCATAGTAAACTTCTTTTTCGATTCGCAAGTAGTCAACGTATGGTATTTCTTGCCAAGTGTAGATTCTGCCTTCGACCTCTGATTTCATTCCTAATCCGTAAACCGACCATTTGAATGGGTTGGCCGTGCCTTGCGCGATATTGTACTCGGTTGGCTCGTAGCTCTCAATCTTGATTCTTTGCTGCTCGGGGCAAAAAGGATTGTCTTTGAAAGTGGAATGAATTACAATAGCGTTGTCGCGCTTACTTACCTTTTCAATCCAATGTGATTTTTTTGGGTTCCAATCGATAAACATTAAATCGGATCGCTGGTCAATCTGGTCGAAAGTGTCCTCGCTGATTTTGTATGGCTCGTTTAGCCAGCTAACATCTTGGGTGAGGCCATGCACCTTTTCTTCATCATCTGCGCCATGCGTTTCAAACACGCTGTTTAATTCGGGATATGCATAGAATGATTCGGTTTTGTTCCGGTTGGCATAAACCATACGATTGCTAACCAGTAGCATCTTTTGAAAGTCTTTCCAAACGGTGTCTTTAACGTCCTTTTTCGTATCGCGCCAAGCTGTTACCCTGAAGTTTTCGTTGTTCTCGCAAATGCGGTGCAATAGCTCCATAATGCTCCAAGTCTTTGAACTCCTGGAACTACCTGTGTTGATTATGTATTTGTATTTGCGATTGCCATTTTCATCCTTGGCTTTCATCGCTTGGTAGTTCTTATAGAATACCGGTGTTATGCCATATTCCATTAGTCAACTTTAAAGTCATCGATGGTTTTACCGTTAGGCAAAGTAATAGCAAGGTTGGTAGTGTTGGTTGGTAGCTTTTCGCCTCCTGTGGTGTGGTCTATTTCCTGTTTGTTCATAACACGTCCTTCAAACCTATCGGTAATTTCTTTATAAGCTGCCAAATCCCCATTTAATGCGTTTGCAATTTGCTTCAATGTGATAAGTTCAGCCATTGTCAAATCTTCAACTTCATTATTAAGTGGATTTGTCATATTTTTAGTAATAGACAAAAAACGCTCTAAAATGGTTTTGCTATTCAGCACACCTTTTGGCCTGCCGTTTTTTTCAGGCTGGTTTTCCTTAGAGAATTGCGTTGATTTGTTGGGGAATGATTTTTTTTCTTCCATACCGTTTTTTTACCGTTTTTAGAACGGTGTAAAGTTTGGTGAATTTGGGTTGCTTGTGAATGACGTTCTTGGCGTTATACTTCGTCTTGATGCCGATGTTCTGCCGCCTGTTCTTCCTCCTTTGTTGCTACTTGATGCCATAATTCCTTACCTCTTAATGATTTGTTGATGGTCTTGTATTTATCTATTATTCTATTTTGATATTCTTGATTGAAGTCGTAAATTTCTTTATTGTCTTCAATTACGAATTGTTCAATATTCCCTGAACTTCTAAGGTTTGCCGATCCATGAATTACAATATGTTTACCACCTCCTGTTAAAAACTGACAAACTTTGCAATGCGTTCCTGCGCTTGCTAATTGCAGGTCGCAAATATCAGCTAAATTATCGTAAGTATATTTTATTAATTTTTTTCTTTCGTGGGCAAAAAAGTAATCACTTACGATTAGGTTTATTTTCGTTATATAATTAGCGTTTACTAAATTTACGAGACTATCAATATTATCTTGTGAATACGAAAGTGTTGAAATGGTTATTTCCTTGACTTCTATTTGATTATTAACAATGAACGCTTCTATAAAATCACCGAAAATAAATGTTCCATTAACGATGCAGAAAATTTTGTCTAATGATTGAAAGTCTAATCTTTAGCTAGTTTTTCAGCGTTTTGGTATTTTAGTTTTTCGTATGGTATCGGCTTTGTTATTGGAGGTTTTACAAACCGGCTGTCAAAATCAATCTCGACATCTATTTCAAAGTTAGAAAAGGCATCAATATTGAAATTGAAATCGAAATTCATTTTCAATTCATCGAAATCACCATTTTCAGTATTAGCCATACCACCAAAATTACAATAATTTTTTTACTGTGCAAGTTTACTTATACTCTTTATTGAAAATGTAATTGAACTTGTTTTGCATAGTTATGAAAAATGTGGATTTCTTAACCAATTGGTTGTCGTAAAACTTTGACAGCACCGGCTCCAGTAACGCCTGTAATTCACGCGCTTTATCCTGTATTTGTTTGGTCTGCTTTGTAGGTGTCATTACTGGCTCGTCAATTTCCTGAACCAGTAAATCCACCAATACAAATATCTTTGCAAGTTTCTTTTGCATTTAGAAAAGTTTATCTTGTTTTACAAACGCTTTGAATCGCTTTCCGGTATCTTTCATGTTTTCGATACTTTGCCTGTAATAAGAATCTTTCAATTCAATTCCAATAGCTTTACGCCCCATCGATACCGGAGAAAACACTTCACTACCAACGCCCATGAACGGAGTTAAAACTACTTCATTTGGATTTGAGTATAATTCCACAATTCTATCGATAACGTCTAGCTGTAAAGCGTGTACGTGTTTCTCATCGTCAGGGTGCCTTGCGTCTTTGAATGGCAAAACGTTATCAATCCTAATATCGTCCCAAACGCTTGAGGCGTACCGCTGCCAAATGTAATGGTTCAATTTTGTGACTTTGTCGTCCTCGTTGATATTTTGCAGGTGTTCCCAAAGTTGTTCCTCGTTTAGATTACTTCCGTTTGCATTGTTCCAAGCCCTTAGTATATTTGGTAAAATTGGGATTTCGCCGGCGTAATGATTTATTCCGTATGGATGCGTAACAGGTACTTTGTTTTCGCCTTTTTTAGTGAAAATCAAAACGTAGTCAGGCATGGCTGTAAAGCATTTTGTAGAATCCTCCATGATGAATTTATGCATAAGGCTTTGAACCATTGTACGCATCCTGACCTTTAACGGCTCTTTCCAAATTGTGATTCGGTTCCTGTACTCGAATCCGTACTTTTGATGAATCCTGATAATTTCGTTTGGAAAATCCCAAAGTCGGCAAGTGTTGTCGAAAACGTCAGTACAGTGAACCGCATTTATTCGCCCTGGTTTTGTAACCCGTGAAAGTTCTTTTACCAAAAAATCGTATTGATCTAAAAATTGTTCTTTGCTTTCGCAGTTTGAAAAGTCATTTTCGGAGCTGGAATAGTTATACAATCCAGCGAACGGCGGGCTATAAATTACCAAGTCTATACTTTCCTTTTCGAGTGTTGGCAATACTAGCATACAATCACTGTTGTATAGTGAATAGTTATCGGCGTGCAATTGGTCTTTTACTTTATTTTTGGTTTTCATAAAAATGATGGTTTAATGATTTCTTTGTTAAATTCTTTTATTTCGTTTACAAACGATTTATTGACGTTTTTAATAAGGTTTTCGTGAAGGGCAATGGCTTTGTTTGTTTTTTGCTCGATAGTGTCTAAAACGCGCTGTTGACCATCTGAAACAACCATATCAACAGTTACGTCACTTTTCTGGCCGAACCTCCAAAATCTTCTTATTGCTTGGTAGTATTCCTCATAACTCCAAGTTGGGAAAAATACGGTGTGATTGCAATGCTGCCAGTTAAGCCCGAACCCCGTCATTTTCGCTTTGGTAATTAGTCGTTCTATATTTCCATTAGCAAAGTTTAAAAGGATATCCTCTTTTTTATCGATTGACTGGGATCCGATTATTTCAACTGCGCTTGAATCTAATTCACGTAACAATTTACTTTCGTCATTTAGATTGCACCAATAAACCGACGTTTTTCCGCTGGCGAGTGAAATGGCTTTCTCGCATCTTTGGATAATTGTTTGGCGCTGCTCGTGTTTTACTTCGGGCATTGACTTAGCTATTGGCGTAAACATTTGAACTTGCCCATTAACATCGATTAACGATTGATTTTGAACAATGTTTTTATTCAGTATCAAACTCGGCAAAATATGCTTTTCATCTGAAAAACCTAAATCGCTAGGCATTTTGCACATTATAGACCATTGATTAACCCAAGCAAAAAAAGCCTTTTCTGCGTGAGGTTTTAAGTAGAATTTTTCGCCAATGTTCCGGTTGTTGCTGTCTACTGAATTTTGATTGTTTTTAAAGAACTTTCCAAGCATATCCATGTAGCCCATGTATCCCAACGCTTCGCTACTTGTGCCAAGTTCAATAAAATCGTTTGGTGATGGAGTTGCTGTTGCAAGGTATCGGTACGGTATTTTCTTAATGAACGATGTGATTTGGTTTTTAATCTTACCGTCGTAGTTTTTCAGTATGGAACTTTCATCCAATATCACACACTCGAAATCCTTTTCGTTCAGGTAGTGTAATCTTTCGTAATTGCAAATGACAATTTTCTTTGTGAATTTACCATCTTTTGTAATTTCGATATCGTCTGTAATATCGCGATCGAAAGCCTCTTTGATAAACTGAAATCCAACGGCCAATGGCGTAAGAATCAAAACTCTTTTGTTTGTGTGTTGAATTACGTTTTTGGCAATTGAAATTTGAATTAATGTTTTACCTAGTCCGGTATCAACAAAGTTTGCAATCCTGCCTTTTCTTACCGCCTTTTCAATAATGAAAGACTGGAAATCAAAAGCGCAATCTGGAATAAAATTAGCCTTAAATCCAAAGTCCCCAATTGAATGTCGTTTCTTTTCCAGAAACTCGAAATAATCTTTACTCATTTTTATAAAAGTTAAAACCCGCTAAAATGTCGGTAAGGAACGACTTAGATTAACGGGATTTATAATATGTTTTACGGTTCCTTACTCCCGATTTACTGCAAATCTAATAAAAAGTTTTGTCTTTTAATGCTATAATGATTCTAAATTATTTTGTTCCCTTTCAATAAACACCCCATCAACAAAAATAATCTCAAACGCTGTAACAGTGTACGGCCATTTACTGGAATGTTCGAGACGAATCCCGGATATGTATGCGGGTCGTCCGTTGTGGGTGGTTGGGGTTGCTTGCGGTGGGATTTTCATAGGGATTCGTATTGTTGGATTGCTTTGAATATTTGGTGGGCGATTTGCGGCACTATTGCGTTCCCTCCTGCTTTGATTGATTCGTTTCGCCATTGTCCATACGCTTGCGAAAGGATTTTGTCGATTTCTTCTTCTGATATAACTCCCAGGCTATCTTCTCGAAATAGTTGTCGCAGTAGTCCTGTGGGAATCCCATCATTTCCATCACAAATCGGGGATTGAGTTGGGAACTCTTTCCAGTCTGGTGGAATGCGTCCGGCAGACTGTTTGTTTCCGACCGTCCCGAATCCTTTAATGCTTCCGTTGACCTCGCTCCCTTGTAGTCCCGAGTTGCTGGTGTAGGTAGCATCATTTTTGAGTACTCCAATGCTGTGGGTGTTTTCGACGGTGTCATAAACTGTTTGCTGCGCCCCGTTCCCATCGCTTGCCCTGCTGTTGGCGTTGAAAGCCACAAACCAAATCCTGTCTCTCCTGTGGGGAGCATCGACGGCGCAAGCTGGAAGTAAAAACGGTGTGACCTCGTAGCCTTCATTTTCCAAATCAGACTGCACCTCGTCGAATACCAGCCCTCCTGACCAATTAATAAGCCCGCGAACGTTTTCGCCCACAACCCAGCACGGTTGAACCTCTCGAATCGCTCTAAGCATTTCTGGCCAGAGGTGGCGCTCATCTTCTTTTCCTTTTCGTTGTCCTGCAAGCGAGTATGGTTGGCAAGGGAATCCCCCTGTAATGATGTCGATGTTTCCTCTGTGAATAGTGAAGTCTGTTTTTGTGATGTCATGATATGAAATTGCGTTAGGCCAATAATATTTTAAAACTTTCTGTCCGAATGGGTTCCACTCGCAATGGGCTACATTTTCCCAACCCATCCACTCGGCTGCGAGGTCAAAGCCTCCGATACCTGAGAATAGCGATATGTGTTTCATACCCCCTCCCGATTAGCAGTAAACTTAACCCTACCAGCGGCGACTTCGTGGAGGAGGTAAGCGGCACACACAGCAGTTAGCGCGTTTACTTGGTCTTGGTCAAGCGGTTCGTTTTCGGATCGCGCAAGTTGGGTAATGAACTCCTTTGCATTTTTTAAGTCTGTTGGTGTT